CACCAGCCCGCGCCCGAGCCAGCTATGGCCCGCCTCATCGCGTCGCCAGTAAGGCGCGGAAACCTGCGGCAGGCGCCCGGCGGCGAAGGCCGCATCGAGCCGCGCGATGGCGATGGCGTCCGTCGCGGCAAAGGTCTCGCGCACCGGCCGCATCCGTCCGCCCGTCTCGTGGTGGGCCGTCGCGAGCATATAGGCGAGGAAGCGTCGGTCTTTCGTCTCCCCGCCCCGCTCGAAACGGTCGAGCAGCGCCGTCATACCGGCCACCTGCCCGCGCGAAAGCCGCCCGCCATAGAGCGGCCCGCGCACGCCGTCGAAAAACGCCCTGCGATCGATGCCCATCGTCATATCCCCCGCACCCGCGGCTCGCCCAGCCGGTCGAGCACCAGCGCCGTCAGCGCCCAGACGAGCGCGTCGAGCCTGTCCGGCGAGCGGCCGGCGGAAAGCCCGTCCGGGCCGAAATCGCACATTTCATCTTTCCGGCCCTAATCACTTGATATTATTGGATGGTTGTTTTGCCGATTTCCGGCGTTTTACAGTTTTCGCATTTCGCTCGTTGCGGACGAGCGTCGCTAGGGCCGCTTTTCCGCTCTCCTTACGATCCGCAAACCGGCAATACCGCTCGATGGTGGCAAGTGACATTCCGACGATGTCGCCGATCTGACCGATCTCCAGACCGGCCCGGCGAAGTCGAATGACGGCAGTGCAGCGCAGGCCGTGAAGCGTCACGCCGGCCAGCTCGGGGATTTCATCGCGCATCTCCTTGAAGTGCCGCGAGAACAGCTTGCGCGTATAGGGCTTACCAGCCCCGCGCCCTTCCTCTTGCTTCAAGAACGGCCCGGGAACGGTCAAATCCCACTCCTCCATCTCCTTGGCCAACTCAGGCAGGATAGGGCAATAGATATCCCTGCCCTTCTTCTGCGTCGTGAGGGAGAACCCTCCCTCATCGATGTGCTCCGGCCCTACACGCACGGCATCACTGCCTCGCATCCCTGTATGCTGGTAAAGGATCACGCCACGCCGGATCACGCCGGTCAATTTCGTGTCGGCTGCGGTGAGCTGCTCCGGCGTCCATGGCTTGTGGCCTCCCTCAGTCTTCCGGGGAGATAATCCCTCTGTGAGGCTAGTGACAATAAACTCGTTCAGCTTCGCCCACTTGGAGAAGCTCCGCATCGTCGACAGAAAGTTGTTAGCGGCAGCCGGCCGGTCGGCCATTCCATTGAGGATGGCCTGGACATGGACCGGCTTCAGCCCGCGGGGCGACAAGCTACCCCACGCCTCGCGGGCGATGCGCGATGATTGCTCGTAGAATGTGATCGTGCTCGCAGTCACCTCGCCGGCTGCGCGCATCTGCATCAACCACTCATCGAGCACGGAATTGAAGGTGTCTGCGGGTACGGGGACGGACGATCCACGATGTTGATGGATTGCCGCCCAGAATTCCGGGCTATGCGGGTCCTTTGGAAGAGCGTGGCGCGGGCCGGGGTTTTCTGTGCCCCGACCCGTCTGAAAGTAGAAATATTCCCGTCCACGTGACACCACCCGATGCACGTTTCTTGGCAGCGTCACGCTAGCCTTTTCGCGCCGACGTCGCATGGACAGCCCCCACCATGTAAGGATCGTCCGTGGAAACCGCGGCGGCATCGGCAACGCCTTCAAGGGCGCGCTGAACGTCACTCCAGTTCCAGCGAACAGGCGATGCCTGAGACCGACCCAACTTGATCGGCCTGGGGAGTATTCCGCGCTCGACCATTTCTCGCACTGTCGACTCCGACATGTCCAGCTCTCGCGCTAACGATGCGCAGGACATGTAGGAAGGTCGCCACCCGGGCTGTGAGCCACGACGAGGAGATGTAGACGGGCTAGAGACCATCCCTATGCCTCCACCCTTCCCGCCACCACCCAGGGCGGCGCCTGTCCACTCAGCTTGGCGACGATGCACGGCTCACTCATCCGGCGAGGCTCGTAGCAATAACCCTCGTCATCATCGAGCCAATGCCAGGCGTCAAAATCTTCCCGATAGACGACTCCACTAAGGTTTCGTCGCTGAACTTTTTCGAGCCAGAAGTCCATCAGGTAACCCTGCCAACTGACGCGGTAGAGACCGGGACCGGTCCATGGCAGAAAGGCCCGCTCGCAATGAACCCAAACCCGATAGGTTCCGTCTTCGCAAGGGTTGTATGCAATCGATTGTCGAGTGACGTTGGGGTGCATCCGCGCAAGGATGGCCTGCATATTCGCCAAGCAGGCATCAAGTTGCTCTCGATCAGAAAGCTGCCCCGGATCGGCCGGAATTCGATCCGGGGCAGCCAGCGCCGCCGCAGGCAAAGCTGCGGCGGAACCTGCGGTGGCGAACTTCAGGAAGGTACGGCGGGAGTGAGCGGCTTTCACTGGCGCTCCTCCCTCATCAGGCCCTCAATAATATCGAGGGCACGCACAAGATGATCGGCGACGAGGTTTGATGTCCGCGAGAGCCCGCGGCGCTGTAAATCGTCATCAATGGATTCCACCGCCATGTTGACGCAGTGGAGGAGATCGCTGGCGATCTTCACCTGAACCGCAGCCTCTTGGAGCGTGCACGGCAGGACCTCTCCCATGGAGTTGAGTTTCGCGCTCATGTCACGCCCTCACTTCGCGGCCGGCGAATTCCAGCGTGTCAGATGCCTCAGAGAGCGCATCGCTGGTTTGCCTCAGAAGGAAGGACAGACCAACCAGTGCACGGCTATCAAACGAACATCTTGGCTCCTCGCAGAGGTCGTCCACCACACGGATTATGATCTCCAGAATGGCGACACGCTCGACGAGTGTACTTTCCACGCCCATGATCGCATGAATGGCGCTTGCTTTCGGGTGCGGTTTGGGGGTAATGTTTTCCTGCATTTCGATGGACCTCCAAGTCTGTTGAGAACAAGAAGGGCGCTGCGGTGTTTTATCAGGACCGCGCAGCGCCCTCTTTCATTTCCGGTGGGTCAGAAAGTGCACGCCGCAGATGAAAGACTATCTCCGCATTCATCGACCGGCAATTTTTTACCGCTTCTTCCTTGATGCGATCGCGCATTCCGTCCGGCAGGCGGAGCGGGAAGCCGTCCTTCATCATTCGATATTGCGACATTAACCAATCCTTATCTCGACTAGCGATATCACTCTTATCTCAAGTCGAGATAATTGCGTCAAGGCCAAATTTATCTCAAGTCGAGATAATTGCGTCAAGGCCAAATTTATCGCAAGTCGAGATCATAGGAGAGATTTGCAGTGGCCAAAAAATATCCCAGCGACAAATTGGACCAGTACATCGTGAGGTTCCCAGAAGGGATGCGCGACAAGATAAAGGCGGCGGCGGAAGCCAAAGGCCGCTCAATGAATGCGGAAATCATTACCCGCCTTGAAGCGTCTTTGGCGGGAGCAACGGGTGGCCTTGGTGCCATTGATCAAATTTTCGGTCAGGCCATTCAGGGGTTACTGAGCCGGCCGGAGCCTCCCTCGCCCAAGATCATGAAGCGCCTTGAGCATGCGCATGCAACGTATCGTCAGCTAGAGTCTCAGCAACTGCGCGACTTCCTCGATCTCATAAAGACGATCGATGAGGGCGAGGATATCTTTGGGATGTCTCAAGAGGATTGGGCGGACCGCGCGCGCGAGTACGAAATCAATGAACTGCGATCCCGAGCACATAGTCTCGGCTTTGATCTCGTGGAGAACGACGACACCGACATACACGTTTTTGTGCCGAACCCGGCCGTGGTCAAAAAAACGGACAAATCCTGACTTCCGATAAGCTATCACTTATCGGAAGCCAGCACGGAAATGCGTTCGCGCCTCGACGAATTACCTTTGTTCGCTACCGACCTGGAAATAGCTGCGGCCGTGGTCGGTGAGAAGCGCGCTGCCAGGTGGGCTAAAGAGCGCTTGCCTGCCTTGGAAAAAGTGCCCGGCTTTCCCAAGATTGACACTTTCCATGGTGGCAGGCCCGTACCTTTAGTGGCGCGGTTCTACGCCAACTTCCTTGGCATTGATACTGAGGGACCGCCCGACGGTGAGGAACATCCGGAAGCATGGCATCGGAAGCGCGTCAGCCGAAAGTGAAATCACTCGGTATCGTACTCCGCCTCGATGGCTCCAGGCGCAGCGTAGCCGGCGGCCGTCTTGCCACGAGGGTTATCCCCGCCGAGCGCGCGGGGATCAGCGAGCGAAAGGGTCGCGAAGGTCTTGTCGCTCTGCGAGAGCCGCACACTCTTGATGATCATAAACCCGCTGATGCCGAGCCAGTCGTCCTCAACCGCTACCAGCCAGTTCGGTTGCCAGAACTGGCCGTCCTTATCCCGCCAGCCTGTGACGATGATGGTGGCCGTGATGCCGTTGCCGGCCGCGCGCTTCAACTCCCATGTCGAGCGGTTTCGCATCCGGTCGATGGTCGCCTCGCCCTCATGCGAAAGGATCAGTGTCCGCTTGCGCTGAATACCGTTGTCCTGCGCTTTCGTTTCAGGCCGCAGATGCTGCTTTTCAACGCCGTCCGTTTGCTGGCCGCGCACCTTGACCTCAGAATACCGCCCCGCCTCCGTAAAACTCGCGCCGGATCCGGGCAGGATGTTCACGCCGCGCTTGATCATGCCGGAATGAATACCACCCGGCTTCGTCGATAGCTTGATGCGGCCCTTCTCCGTATCGTGGATCAGGATACCCCGGCCGCGTGCGCGCCGCTCGACCGAAGCCCAGGCGCTTTCGCCTTCGATGATCTTGTGGCGTGGTTCAATGGGAAAGGTCGAGCCATCCGTCTCGATGCCCACGCCGGCGCTGTCCAGCTCCCTGGCAATGGCCGCGATGTCCTTTTTCAATATCTCGCCCGTCGGATGGTCCGCCGAGGTCTCGACATAATCGACCGTGCGCGACATGAAGGTACATCCGAGGCTACGGCTATCCTCAGTATAGGCCGTGTTCACGTCTCGCACATAGCCGGTGAAAAGCAGGTCTCCGTTTGCCGTAATTTTCGTCGGCTGCCCCGGAACGACCGGCAGGCCGCTTCCCTGGATCACGAACGATCCGCTGGCGGTCCGGACGGCCTCCTCTGCCGAAATGGCGATCTCGATGGAGATCATCGGAGGCAAACCCTCGATGACGATGGTCTCTAACGGACGATCGGCAGGATGGTTGGATTTCATGGCGAGGCTCCTGATGAGTTTTATGCATCATTTTCGGGCGTGCGGCGGAACGCCGGCATTCGCCATGCTGCGACCCGTGTCGCCGGTAGCGAGACCACCGCTCACACGACCGCCGCCGCCATCGATCTTGACCTGCAGGGAGGCGCTGGCGATCGCCGCGCGAATCCCCTGCGCGATCGTCTGCGCGATAGCTGGACCTGCCGCCTCAAGGCCGGCGCGCGCCAGGCTGGTGAATGCATCGCCCATCTCGCCGCCGATGGAAGCGGCATCCGCGCCGAACCGCTGGACCGCAGCCGCGCCGACCTCTGTTCCGATTTTCTCCTGATCGAGCCATGGCCGGCCGCTCCCGCCTTTTTCGAGGCCGTCGAGATTGTCGAGGATTCGTTGCAGGTCCGGATTGTGTTGCTCCGGACGGAGCGAGCTATCCCGCTCCCCTTCGCGAAGAATGGTTGCGCGGCGCGCATTCTCCAGTTCACGATATTGCGTAGCGAGGCTCCCCATCGCCTCCTTGCGCTGAAGAGCTTCGTATTGCTCGGGCGAGCTCGGGATGGGAATGAACTCACTCGAGGCAATCCTGCCATCGGCGGACGGCGGGCCGTCCCGATAGCGGGAGCGGCCGGCATTGTGCTTCTCCATCCATTGCCGCTGGTCCTGAACATCCCGGACCCTATCCCGGACGTGCCCGACCTCGCCCCGCCCGTAGGCGGCGAAGGCATCATCTATCATCCGCTGCAGGGCTGGTCCCTTCTCGTCCGGGAAAAGCTCTCGCAACTCCTTCCACATGATGTTGTAGGTATCGAGGGCGGAGCCGTCGCCGAAGGTCTTCTCGTGCTTGGCCCGCCCCTCGTCGATCGCAAGGCCGCGTGCGGTTGCATCGTTGTATCTCTTCAATATCTCCGCACCTGGACTGGCGACGTACTCACCGGTCTGGGTGAAGAGGTTTTTCAGATTGTTCAACGTGATCTGGAGCTGACTGTTGAAGAGCTTGAGCTTCTTTTCCGAGACACCCGCAACGCTCTCCGAGGGCTTCTCGTTGTGCTTGCGCACCATCTCCTGATTTCGTTTAACCTCGTTCAGGCCGGCGACGACGCGCATGACTTCGTCGTCGAAGCCCTCGCCGAGCAGCGCGCCGAGGTAGCTGGCCCGCTTCTGCGAGTCGAGTTTTTCGAGCTGATCGAAGAAATACATGAGCCGCGTGTTTCCGGCGAGCTTCTGGAATTGCTTCATATCGCCGACGATGGCGGATAGCGCGCTCTTCGATTTCTTCGACAGGTTCTCCGGCGCGAGCAGCTTGCCGGTGAGCGTGTCCATCGCCCTCGCCGCGACTTCGGGTGCCATTTTCAGGTTGATCAGCGCGGCGCCGTAGCCTGCGATCTGGTCCGCGGAAAGGCCGAAGTTGCGCAGAGACGCGCCGACGCGATCGATGAAATCGGCGATATCCACCTCGTCGGAAATACCGCTGTCGGCAAGATCGTTGATCAGCGAGGCATATTCCTCAAGCTTGTCGAGCGGTATCCCAAGCCCCTTCTCGAAACCGGCGAACGTGTTGCCGACATTCTCCGCCGTCGTGTCCCAGGCATCGGCTACCTTCGCCGTCAGCACCGCGAACTCTCCGAGCTTGTCGAGCGAGATGCCTGCCGCGGCGCCGCGCTCGAAGGCCGCCGCCACCTCTTCCCGCGCCACCGGCAGCTCGCGAGTAATGGCGTAGATTTCGTTCTTGACCCGCTCCATCTCCTCGGCCGTAGCGCCTGACTTTTTCTGGATGCCAAACAGGGCCTCCTCGAAGTTCGCGGCTTGTTTCGTGGCGGTCCACAAGGCCGCCCCTAGTGCGGCCGGCCCGAGGAAGCGCGCGGAGAGCAGGCCGATCTCACCGGATGCGGCCCCGGCAGTCGCCGCCAGCGCGGCGGTTCTGCTGCTGAGCGCGGCCGCCCGCTTCTCCACCGCCGCAGCCCGGCTTGCGAAGATATGGCTCCGCGCCCCGACTGCCGCGACCGTTCGATCGAAGCCGGCTTGCCGACGATCCATCTGGCCGGCCGTGCGTTCGAGGATCGCCATCTTCCGGGCGACGCTACGGAACGCCGGCGATGTCATATCCTTGGCGGTAATGCGTATGCGGGCTTCGACTTCGCGTGCCATGACCTGGTCCTACCTGATGAAGCGCATGATCTCGTGGAGCACACGGTCGGCCATGCGGTCCTCGATGAGATCCACAAGGAAGGACTCGAACAGCTCCGGGTCATTGTTGATGGCATTCGCCGGGTTCGGGCCGTACAGCGACTCCACCGGGCCGCGTTCCGATCCGGTACGGCGGAAAACACCGGGCGATTTCATGTCGGCGAGGAAGGCCGAACGATAGTTCGCCCGCCCATTTGGGAAGCGTACCGCAACGCCCTTCCGCGTCTGACTGGGGTCCATCTGCCTCAGAGGCATCCAGCCTTCCTTGACCCTGATGCGGATATTCTCCGCGTCATAGCCAGCGACGATGAAGTTGCGGATATGCTTCTGCTGAAGGTTGATCTTCTCCGAGACACGGCGCTTGAGGCGGGTCAGCGCCATATCCTTCACCCGCCCCATGGCCTGTGTGAGGACGCGCTGCTTGACTTCGGAGGGCAGCGCCTGAAACCGCATCTGGAGCCGGCGCAAGTCCCGGGTGTCGATGGTGATGCTCGTCATCCGGGCTGCTCCTTCATACCCACATACTGGTCAGCCCAGTAGAAGATTTCGCCGATGGTCATTCGCTCGACGCGGGCTTGATCCCATCCGAGCCGGAAGACAAAGCGGGCGGCGATCGTTCGGGCTTCGTCGGCTCCTGAAAAAAACCGCATACCGCCTTCTCCAGCCGCAGGCAGTCCACGGCGCCGAGGCCGAGGAGCATTTCGGCCTCGGGTTCGACGGCGAGACGCTGCACGTAGGCGTCGACGACATCAGGAAAGGTCAGCAGCATCGCTTTGCCAGGCGCGCCCATCTGCCATTCCTGCGGCCGACCGAGGCCATCGACGAAGATTTCCTTGTAAGTGGGTTCCCGCAGGACCACACGGTCAAAGAAACCGTCATGGCCCTGGTATTTCTGGGAGAGTTCAACGGTATGCCGTTTCATTGTATTTTCCCTTTCGCTGGTCTCGCCCTAGCCCTCGTCGTCGCCGATCGTCAGGCGGATGAGGAGTTGCGGGCGAATGCAGATCGGCAGCACATTCGATTCGGTGTGGATTTCCTTGCCCTTGTCGTGCGGCAGCGTTTCCGTCGAAACGAAGACCTTTGCGTCAGGCTTCCGGTTCGCTTCGCTGAGCGTATCGGGCGGAGCCATGTAGCGACGGAAGAACGGCGTTCCCATGGGGATCATGAGCGCCTCGTCGGACGCAATTGCCGGCTTCTTGATGAGCGAACCGTTCGGCTGGCGAACGGCGTATTCCTCATCTATCCTTTCGAGCGTGAGGCCGGCAAAGGTGAAGGTATCTTCGATATCGTCGCGGCCGGGGTTCTGAGTATCGCCCTTGTAAGCGCGAACCTCTTCCCGGACGTTGGCGTGGTTGACGTACTTCTCGAAAAATTCCGCGCCGGCCAGAACACGAACGCCCGTCGATGCCGTGCCGCGCAGCTCCTTGCGCATCCGCGCCTTAGCCTTGCGGTTGTATTCAGAGACAACCGTGCCAGCCTCGTCGAGCGGAATGGCAAAGCTCGTTTCCGTCAGATCGAAGGTGGTCCACAGATCCAGCAGCAGTTTGCCTTCACCATCGAGCACCAGGCCGTTCAGCGCACCCCAGTCGAGATACGAGTGGGTGAGATCGTGCTTCGAACGTATCAGCTCGAGCTTGTCGTTATAGACATCCTCAAGGCCGAGGAGGATGCCATCTTCCCCCCAGGCGTTCAGGTTCTGGATATCCGAGGGCGTGATCGCGTCGTCGAGCGGGAAATGCGGAATGTCGAACGACACGCCCTTCTTGCCGCCGCGCATATTGAGGTTGCTTTCACCGCCGCGTTCGCGGGCCGGAATGACCGTAAGCTCGTTCTCCTCGATGCCGAGGCGAACGTAGGTGGTGTGGATCGGCGTATCCTTGAAGATGCCGAGCTGTGCCGGCCGGCCGGTCTTGTAGGGCGGCACGTTGATGCTGGCGGTCAAACGGTCGTCAGCGAATTCCGGCGCGTCGAGATATCGAATTGCGGTGGACATTTATACCCCCATACGAGCGATGATACCGAGCGCGGCAAGCTGCTCGATTGCGGTTTTCTTCTGCGGATCTGTGATCCCGGCGGGCCAGACGAGTTCCTGCAACACCACCTGCGCGCGCCGCTTCAGGTTTACGACGGATTGATCTGCGCTGGTGGCATCTGCAGCCTGGAGAATGATTGCGCCGGCGAGCTGCGTTCCGTCACTGGCGGCGAGAGCAAGCGGCTTGAACTTGCCGGACGCGGTAACTTTCCCGAGTACCGTGCCGATTTTCACGAGACCGGAGCCGGAAGCGAGTGTGTCGGTATCGCGGGAAAAGCGGTTCTTGCCCTCATCCTTGACGATATCCGCATCAGTTTTGAGCGTGAAAGTTTCCATGGTCGGCTCCTCACACGATGCCGTGACGGCGTTTCATCGACGATGCCAGATCGACACGGCCCCGCGCAGGCTGGTCCTGACGGCCTGAGTCGGGTCCGGCCAGTGCCGCAGCAGCCAGGCGCCGCGCGTCATACGCGGCGATTTGCTCGGCCTCCGTTGCACCGCCCATCGGCGCTTTTTCGAGCAACGCGATTGCGGCAGCGGCCGGCAAGTCGGTTTCGAACGCCAGGTGCTCCGCCATTTCGGCGCGCCCCGCGGCGGCCGGCGCTTTCATGATTTCCTTGAGGCGCGCTTTGACGGCCTCGCTGTCGGTAGCCATTTTGTGCTCCTTTGGTTCCACGGTTTGGGAGGGATTGCCTTGCTCCTTCCCGATCTGGAGAAGATGATCCGGTGCATTGGCATAGAGAGAGTAGTCGAAGGCCAAGGCCCGAGCGGCCGATCCACTGCCAATGCGGTCAGCAAATTTGGCGGCGACCGCTGTCTCGGATGAGAACCATGTCTCCGCCTTCATGAGTTCGCGGCAAGCCGCGACGGTTTTTCTTGTCCGCGTGGCGTAGACTTGCGCATAGCCGTCGCTCATTCGATCAAGGTCGGATGCGAACTTTCGATGAGTGTCAGCCGGCCCGTAGCAACCAGCCCAGGCATCATGGATCATCATGAGAGCACCGGGCATCATCGTGATCGTTTGGCCCGCCATCGCGATGAGCGAGCCACCGGAGGCCGCCAGTCCCTCTACGATGGTATCGACCCGGCCGGGCCGGCCGGTTAGCATCGCGTGGATTGCCATACTGTCCATGGCATGGCCGCCCGGGCAATTGATGTAAACCGTAAGGGCCTCATTGCGATCAACGGCGGCAAGCGCTTCCGCGACATGGCTGGCGAGGATGACATCGCCACTTCCATCGTTGAAATAGATCGTTCCATAGAGGCGCAGCGCGCCCGGTTCGACAATCACCGGCATCGGACAAACTCCTCTTCGTCGGCAAGTACCGCACGGACGTCGGCATCGCCGCGGCGAAGGATATCGAGGCCAGCGCGCTCGGCTTCCCGGATCATGGCTTCTTCCGCCAATTCGAGGATGAGCAAACGTTCCCGACGGTCGGCAACCGCCCTTTCCCGCTGATCGTCGGAAAGACCAGGTGCAGCATCAACGTGCCGTTCGATCTCGCTTTGTACGGTCTCGCGGATCTGCGAAGACACGGACGCGAGGGCCAAGGCCGAATAGTCCGCCGATGACGGTTCCCGGTAGCTGCCGGCGCGAAGGCGACGAACGATCTCCCCGGCGACGTTCTCTATCTCGACCTTAGCCATCCAAGTGTCGAACCGCATGACGGTAGTGCTTTTGTCGGCCGGCTGGCTCTGAATGGAAGCGAGAGCTTCTTTCTCGACGATGATCTGTTTGCGGATATCTTCCAGTCCGGAAAAGATGGCCTCTGCTCCGGATCGGGAGCGCCGAAGGATGGCGCCGACATCAAACGGCATGATCGCCTCCATGAAGTTCGCGGAGGAATGTTTCGCAGCGGTTCACCAGCTTGCGCGCCGAACGATATTCGTCCTGAGCGATCTCGGACTGTTGCACAGTCTCAGCAACGCGGATCTGCGCCGCATCCCTGCGGAGCTTGATTGCTTCCAGCTCGTCGCCACCCGCCCCGGACTTCTCAGAACGCCGCGTTTCCGCAAGGATTTCCTTCCGGATCACATCGCACGAGTGCATCTCGCCAGCCGCCGCCTGCATCAGGGCCGACGCTGTTTCGCGCTTTGCGATCGCAACCCGTCGCAGAACGGTCAGGCGTTCGGGATCGATTTTCAGCATGGATTCACCTTTCGTGAGGATCAGCATCGAGGACCGGTTGTGAAATTCAAACGGGGTATTGAATTTCATCGAGGATCTGACTGAGGCGGCGGTCCTGCGGCATGCGCATGCCCGTCTTCAGCAGCCGCCAGAACGTCGCGTTCGGTTCCACGGCCGGCGCTATATTGGCGGATTTCTCACGCAGCCATCGACCGCGCTCGTATTTGTCGAATGCACGGCGCATTTCTTTCGCGGCCAACGACGCCGGGAAACGGCACCAGACCTCATGTTCCCGAGCAAGGTGACGCAAAAGCGCGTCTCGCTCCTCATTGAGGATCGTGGTTCGCACACTCGCACCACCGCGCGACCGCAAGCCGAGCGCGCGGTCGAGCGATGTCCGCGAGCCAGGTGAGAGGAACCCTTCGAGCCTCTTCGACAGAAAGTCACGGTCCGCACGATCGAGCGGCGTGTCGGCTTGAAGATGATCCACCAGCCGGCGCAATCGCAACAGGACGACCTGACGCTGAGTTCGAACGGTGGCGCTCATACGAACCCCATCTCGTGCAATCGCGTGTACCGTGCGTGCAGCGTGTACCGCTTTGCATGACACCTACTGACGAAATTTCGGGGTCGTCCCGCCCCGTCTGCCATCGTTGCCGACCTACGGTCCCTAAAATGGGGGGCATCCCGATGCCCAGCCGCGCCACTGTCGCCATGCTGTTCGGCCATCTCGCCGGCCCGCCCTGACGCTCCATCCCTCAAAGGCCTTTCACCCACACCCGGACGAGGTTTCTCCAGTGCTCCAGTTAGGTTCCCCCTAAAGGGGGAAACCAAACTGGAGCGCGAACTGGAGAAGGCATCCATCGTCCATTCCGCTCCAGTTCTCCAGTTTGCTCCAGTTGTTTTTTGAACTGGAGAAAGGATCATTCTACCCATCGCCCGACCCTCACCGCGCGCCGTTCCCGGCTCTTGTTATCGACGATGGTTTCGATGCAGAGCGCGCCATTAGACACCCACGTCTTGATCAGTGTTTTGATCCTCTGCTTTGCGTGTGCATCGTCGCTATCAAGACCGAGGACATTGGCCACGACGATGCCGACCCATAGCGGAGACCGCATGTCTTCCCGCCAATCCTTCCCGTCGATCTGCAATTGCACCTTGAGTAGGTCGCTGGCATTGACATCAGCGAATGCGTCAGGCGGCGTCCATGCGCCGACAACGCCGACATGCTCGCCGTTCGGCAGCATGACGTTGTGTATGCGATACCAGTCGGATATCTCGGCTGGTGGAGCCATGTTCGACTTGTCATTGAAGGCCCGGAAGAACTCACGGTGGTTTTCTACGCCGAATTTCTCGCCTTCCTCCTTCGACATACGGTTGATCGCCCTGACCACGCGCGCCGCGTCGGTGAGGGCCTTGCCGCCGCGCGAGCTCTCTGCCGTGACATCCGCATCACTGCCGAGCTTTCTCGTGTGATGAACGAGATGGATGGCGCAGCCTACCGAGTCGGCGACCCGGCTCCATTCCTTCGCGA